TGTAAGGGAGACCGCCTAAGTCGATACTTTCAACTAATCCTAAACGAAAAGAGATAAATCCAAATTCATCATCTTTTGGCTTCGTGTTATCAGTTAAAGTTCTACCATTCGCAAGTTCTTCCGCAATCTCTTTAACGATAGCGGATTTACCAACACCAGTACCACCAATCAAGAATGGAATATTACTTCCTTTCAAAATATGTAGGCATGATTTTTTTGCTTCACTAGGTTTAAACATAATAAAAAGACCCTCCAAGGTCAGTTTCTTGCACCCCATAATTAGGATGCTCTTCAGCTTGTTAATTCAAGGACTGTTGGAGCAGTCCCAAAAGTTATATATCTTTAAGTAAGTCCATATCAATTTTGTGTCAATGGCAAAAAGATAATTTCCTTTTGGTCTTGGGGGTCTCGCTGAAGTCATCACGACTTTAACTATCCTATTGTTTCCCACTAGCTACCTTAAAGCGAATTCATTATTGGACTGGACTAACCTTTTCTTTCCAATAAGTCTGATTAAGTTTAACCTCTTAATCCTAGGACTTAGGTTTTCAACTTTACCTCTTTCGAGACCCTTGCGGGTAGTTGGCTACAGTTTAGAGACATAATCGTTTTGGTCTGTAATAAGAATTATAAGTTATGTAAACATCATATTCAACACCATATTAAATATTTACCAGTTCACTATTTTTGCTATCGTTTTGTGAGCATTATATTTTCTCCATACATGAGATAAGATTTCAGTATGAGCAAAGAAGAGAAACCAAAATTAAAAGTAGTAAAACAAGATAAAGATTTAACGATTAAGCAACGCCAGTTTGTGGATGAAATTATCAAAGGAAAGTTAGGTAGTTATAAAGAAGCGTATGCGAAAGTTTATGATGTTGAATTAACCAAGAATGGGAACATACCTAAATGGGTAGAAGTCGAAGCTAGTCGTTTAGTCGCTAACCCTAAGATAGCACTAAGCATACAAAAGGCTATTCAAAGAAAAGAGCAGTCATCAGTTGCTACATCGCTCAGAACAAGAAACTATGTCATCGAGCAGTTATATAGAGAAAGCAAAGAAGCGGATAGTGATGCATCAAGAGTTCGAGCATTAGAATTACTGGGTAAGAGCGTATCGTTATTTAGTGATGTCGTTGAAACCAAAGAAGCAAGAACAAGTGATGAAGTCGAGCGAGATATTGAAGAGCGAATAGAAGCATTACTCAATAAATAGAGGACTAACACAGTTATCAATGAATATCATTCAATTAAATAGAATATGATGTTTGAGTGATGCGATCTAAAATGTTTTCAAACATCATTCCCCAGACCTTTTAATAAAATCCTAATTAATACTGTTAACTCAATGTTTTTTGAGACCTAAAAAATGACTATATATAATGCAAAAAGATGACCCCTCCCCCCAAAAAATAGTCGGCGGTACCTGACTATCTTATATACATAGTGATTTACACAGGATATTACCTATTTTCATGTACCCCCCCCCTATATATTGCATTTTGATAGCGTTTTTTGTAAAATATTATTAAAATTTGTGTAGAAAACAGCTAAGGGACCCTAGAACCCCCATATTATTTTGCAAAAATAGTTGTTTTTTATGTGAAGATGTGTAATTATGTTAAAATCTAGCGTGATTTACATCCAGTAGGTACCTACTTGTAAAGTATTTACTTGCTAAGTGCCATTAAGTGGTGGATATTTAGTAAGTTTTTAATTTTAGAAGGTATTTACTTACTATCTAGTATAGGAGATGTATGAGTAACCAAATATTAAGCCAAGTACAGAACCTTTCTTTGGATGAAAAGAGAGAGTTACTAGGTTTATTGGATGAATTAGAGGAAGCAAAGGCTCGTGAAAGGTGTGCAGACGACTATATGCACTTTGTTAAGGAGATGTGGAGTGCTTTTATAGAGGGTCCGCATCATAAAATCATGGCTGATGCCTTTGAGCGTGTTGCTAATGGCGATTTAAAGCGTTTAATTATCAATATGCCACCTCGACACACTAAATCCGAGTTCGCATCTTATCTTTTACCTGCTTGGTTCTTAGGAAGTAAGCCAGAAAAGAAGATAATTCAAACCGCACATACTGCAGAACTAGCTGTAGGCTTTGGTAGAAAGGTTAGAAACCTTGTGGGAAGCAAAGATTTTAAGCGTATATTCCCCAATGTTAGTTTGCAGTCGGATTCCAAAGCTGCGGGTCGTTGGAATACGAATAAAGGCGGTGAATATTTTGCGATTGGTGTAGGTGGTGCTGTTACTGGTAAAGGTGCAGACCTGCTTATCATTGATGACCCGCACTCAGAACAAGAAGGAGCTTCAGCAGACATCAATGTCTTTAATCGTACCTACGAATGGTACACATCTGGTCCTAGACAGCGTTTACAGCCTAATGGTGCAATCGTTGTAGTAATGACAAGATGGCATAATAAAGACCTAACTGGACAAGTTGTAGATGCTAGTATAAAGCGTGGCGGAGCCGACCAATGGGAAGTTATAGAGCTACCTGCAATATTACCTTCTGGAAAGCCTTTATGGGGTGATTTTTGGAAAATAGAAGAATTAGAAGCTTTAAGAGCTGAACTGCCTAATTCTAAGTGGATGGCTCAGTATCAACAAGACCCTACTTCTGAAGAAAGTGCTCTTGTTAAGCGAGAATGGTGGAGAACATGGGATGGTATAAATCCTCCAGATTGTGAGTTTATTATTCAATCATGGGACACAGCCTTTCTTAAAACACAAAGAGCTGACTATTCAGCTTGTACCACATGGGGAGTGTTTTATAAAGAGAATGATGAAGGACTTGTTGCTCCACAACTAATACTACTAGATGCTTATAAAGAGCGTTTAGAGTTCCCAGATTTAAAGAAAACAGCTTTAGAAAAGTACAATGCTTATAAGCCTGATGCTTTTATTGTAGAAGCTAAAGCAGCAGGGATGCCTCTTATATTTGAATTAAGAGCAACTGGTATTCCTGTACAAGAATATACACCTAGTCGTGGTAATGACAAAATATCAAGAGTAAACGCTGTATCAGACCTATTTGCTTCAGGAGTTATTTGGGCACCTGCAACTAGATGGGCGGAAGAAGTTATAGAAGAGTTTGCTGGATTTCCTAATATGGAACATGATGATTTAGTTGATAGCAGTACGCAAGCATTATTAAGATTTAGGCAAGGTGGTTTTGTTCCTCTTGATTCAGATGAAGAAGATGAGCCACTAGAACACAATAGAACAGCAGATTATTACTAGGAGATTAAATTGGCTATAGAAAAACAATACGAACCTGCTACGCCAATAGATGGTCTAGTAGAAATGGAACCAGAATCAGGTTTAGATATAGAAATAGAAACTACTGAAACTGATGATGGTGGCATGATTATTGACTTTGACCCAAATTCATCACAAATGAATAACGCTGATTTTAACTCTAATTTAGTAGATTTTATAGATGAAGATGAATTAGCTTCTATAGGTAATGAGTTAATAAGTGCATTTCAAGCAGATAAAGATTCTAGGTCAGAATGGGAAGAAACCTATGTAAAAGGCTTAGACCAACTAGGTTTAAAGATAGAAGAAAGAACTACCCCTTGGAATGGAGCTTGTGGTGTATTTCATCCTATGTTAAGTGAAGCTGTAGTAAAGTTTCAATCACAGGCTATATCTGAGATATTTCCTGCTTCAGGTCCAGTAAGAACTAAAATAGTTGGTAATATTGATTCTGCTAAAGAAAAACAAAGTCAAAGAGTACAAGATTATCTTAATTATCTTTTAACTTATGAAATGACTGAATATAGAAGTGAAACAGAAAAGATGTTATTTTCTCTACCACTTGCAGGTTCAGCGTTTAGAAAAGTTTATTTTGACCCAACATTAAATAGACCAAGCGGTATATTTGTACCTGCTGAAGATGTTGTAGTTAATTATGGTGCAAGTGATTTAGAAACTTGTGAAAGAGCTACTCATGTAATGAAAAAGTCATCTAATGATATTAGAAAGATGCAAGTTAATGGATTTTATAGAGATATAGAATTACCAGATGCAACACCAACATCTTCTGATATTACTAAAAAATATAATGAGATGACTGGTGAATCAGAAAGCTATAGCTATGATACAAGACATACTATCTTAGAAATGCAGGTTGATTTAGATTTAAAAGGTTTTGAAGATAAAGATGCAAGTGGTCAAGATACAGGGATAGCATTACCTTATGTTGTAACTATAGACCATCCTTCTGGGATTATTCTTAGTATTAGAAGAAACTATTATGAAGATGACCCTGCTAAATTAAGAAGGATGCACTTTGTTCACTATCAATATCTACCAGGACTAGGGTTTTATGGCTTTGGATTAATACATATGATTGGTGGATTAGCAAAATCTGCTACATCTATACTTAGACAATTAGTAGATGCAGGTACTTTAAGTAATTTACCTGGTGGTTTAAAAGCTAGAGGATTGCGTATAAAAGGAGACGATAGTCCCATTATGCCTGGAGAATTTAGAGATGTAGATGTGCCAGGTGGTGCTATAAGAGATAATATTACTTTCTTACCTTATAAAGAGCCTTCAGGAACATTATTTTCTTTATTAGGTAATATAGTAGAAGAAGGTAAAAGGTTTGCAAGTATTGCAGATATGAAAACAGCAGACATGAATAGTCAAGCACCTGTAGGTACTACACTAGCATTACTAGAAAGAAACATGAAAGTAATGTCAGCAGTACAAGCTAGATTACATTCTTCTATGAAAAGAGAGTTTGAAATATTAGTTGGTGTAATTAAAGACTTTACAAATCCTGCTTATCCATATGAAGTAAAAGAAGGACAACAAATTAAATTACAAGATTTTGATGCTAGAGTAGATGTATTACCTGTATCAGACCCAAATGCTGCAACTATGGCACAAAGAATTATGCAGTATCAAGCAGCTATGCAATTAGCACAACAAGCACCACAACTATATGATTTAGGTCAATTACATAGACAAATGCTTGAAGTATTAGGTATTAAAGATGCAGAAACTATTATACCTCCACAAGATAAAGTACCACCAGTTGACCCAGTTACTGCAGTACAAAACATTATTAATGGTAAGCCTGTACAAGCATATGAGTTCCAAGACCATGAAGCTCATATCAATACATTAGCGGCTGCACAACAAGACCCAAATATACAAGCAAAAATACAACAAAGTCCTAATGCACAAGTTATACAAAGTGCTGGTTCTGATTATATTATGCAACATTTATCATTACAGTTTAGAGACCAAGTTGAAAGAGAAATGGGTGTAGAATTACCTCCAGTAGGTGAACCTTTACCAGAAGATGTAGAGAAGAGATTATCTACACTTATTGCTGAAGCTGCACAAAGAGTAGCAACTACTAATGCTGCACAAGCAGAACAACAAAGAATACAACAACAACAGCAAGACCCATTAATACAAATGAAAGAAAGAGAAGTTGCTATTAAAGAAGCTGAAGTTCAAAGAAAAACACAAGAAGGTCAAGCTAAGATACAACTAGATACTGTTAAAGCAATGAACAATAAAGAGCTTGAAGAAAAAAGAATTGAAGCTCAACAAGAATCAAGTGGTTTAAAAATAGGACAGCAAATTGCTAGTGATTTGCTAGATAGAGAAGAAAGAGCAGAACAAAAAATATTAGATGATTATAAAACAGGTATTGACATTGCTAAAAATATAGTAGAAGATAGCAAATTGAATGAGTAATGATATTAATGAGCAATCACTATCTACCTTTTTAATTAAAAAATTAAGAGATATGATGCATGAATGTTCAGACCATATCTCAACAGGAAGTTGTAAAGACTTTTCTGAATACAAAAAATTGACAGGAGTTATAGAAGGATTAGCTCTTGCGGAGCGTGAAGTTCTTGATTGGAAAGAACAACACTTAAAAGAATAGGAACTCGACACCTTATGTCGTGCAAAATATGGATAAAGATAAAAAAGTAAATATCCCAAAACCAGAAAGCGTTAAAAAGCCTGAGCCTACTGCTGAGGTTAAAAGCCAATTACCAGTACCTAAAGGATGGAAAATACTTATCGCTATGCCTGAATCTAAAGAAACTACAGATGGTGGCATCATTAAAGCTAGTCAGACTAGAGTTGATGAAGAAACATCAAATATTTGTGGTTATGTTTTAAAATTAGGTAAAGAAGCATATGTTGATAAAAAAAGATTTCCGACTGGACCTTGGTGTAAAGAAGGTGATTGGGTAATATTTAGAGCTTATTCAGGTACTAGAATGAAAATGTATGGTAAAGAGTTTCGTTTAATTAACGATGATACTGTGGAAGCAGTAGTCGATGACCCAACAGGAGTAGTTAGAGCATGAGTGAAAGTATAGAACAAGTAATAGATACAAACGCAGAACCTGTATCAGAACAAACATCAGAAGATAAATTTTTTGGTGTAGCAAGTGAAATTAATACTTCTTCTCCAAAAGATATTGAAGTAGAAGTTATTGATGAAAGACCTGAAGAAGATAGAAGAGCACCTAAAGTTGAAAATAAAGAACAACCTGTTGATAATGAAACTTTAGATAAAGAAATAGCAGATTATAGTAAAGCTGCTGGTGATAGAATTAATAAAATAAAATATGAATATCACGAAGAAAGAAGAGCTAAAGAAGCTGCTTTAAGAGAATCACAAGAAGCTACTAGAGTATTAAAAACTTTAATTAGTGAAAATAAAAAATTACAAAGTGTAGTTGACCAAGGTGGAGATGTATTAAATCAACAAGCATTACATAATGCACAATGGGCAAAATATAACGCACAAGAAAAATACAAAAAAGCATATGAAGAAGGTAATGCTGATGGAATGGCAGAAGCACAAGCTGAAATAGCAAATGCTACATTAGCAGAACAACAATCAGCTAATTATGCAGAACAGCTACAACAAAATGTTGCATCTAATTTTGTAGAGCCACAACCTGTGCAACCACAAATACAACCACAACAAAAAATTACAGACCCAGATATGGATGCTTGGTCGCAAAAAAATCCTTGGTTTATGGGTAGTGAACCAATACACAAAGAAATGACATCATATGCTATGTACATAGACCAATCTTTACAAGCTAATGGTATCGACCCTGCAAAAGATAGCCAGAAATATTATTCTGAAGTTGATGCAGGTATGAGAAAACAATTTCCAAGTTTCTTTGGTGTTACACAACAAACTGCGGAAGCAGAACCAGTTGTAGAAACACCTAGAAGGCAGGTAGTAAATCCTGTAGCACCCGCAACGAGGAATAGCGGTAAACCTCCTCGCAAAATACATCTGACTCAAAGCCAAGTTGCTCTCGCAAAGCGACTTAATATAACGCCTGAGCAGTATGCAAATCAATTATTAAAGGAGTCTTAAAATGTCTGAA